CCAATGAATCGCTGGCCATACACTTCTCCATATCTTCAGGAGAGTGTTGAGACTGTTGATGAGGAGAGAGCACCTGGAGTAAAACCCTATAAAGCAGGTCCAACTCAAGCAGAAGTTAGAGCAGACGCAAAAAAAGCAGAAAAGAAAAAGTCAGAAAAGGCAAAGGAACAAAAAGGTTATGGTCCTGATGAGAAGTTCAAGGATTGGAAGGACAGAGCAACCCCAGGTTCAAAACTCAAGAGAAAGGGTGGAGAAGAGGAAACTGTTTCTCAAAGAATGGATAGAGAAAAGCCTTACGGCAAGAGAATGACTGGTCCAATGGCAAGAGAGTATGGTAGTCGTCATGCTGCTGAAGTTACTCGTGTTGTAAAGGGTGCTGGTGAACCACAAGCAGTTACCTATCCAAGAAAAGGTAGAGAAGAAGAAAAACCAAAAGCAAAGAAACTCTCTAGAGAAATTATCCGTAAGGAAGATTTTGATCTTTATGATCTACTTCTTCATCACTTAGTAAATGAAGGATTTGCAGATACTCCAGAATCAGCAGTTGCTATTATGGCAAATATGAGTGAGGAATGGGTAGATAACATTGTTGACTATTATATTGAAGGATGATAATTAAATCATAGGATTCCAAAAGAGGGTCTTATGACCCTCTTTTTTTATTGCCCTGTGCCACTTGTGAAACCGTCCATAACTCTTGCCAAAGACCCCATATCTGGGGTATATTACTTGAGTCGGTGGGGGAACTAGACCCCAAAGAACCTTGAAAACTGAATAATTACCACATTATTGGGACATTAACTCAGTGGAAGAGTATTCGGCTTTTAACCGATTAGTCCTCGGTTCGAATCCGAGATGTCCCATTGCCGTGGTTCAAAACCTATGATGGAATCCAGTGGGGCATCTATCAAACGGTTTTGATTTAGTCTCACAATCACACGGCATATTTGGGAGGATTTCCGAGTGGCTAAAGGAATCTGACTGTAAATCAGACGGCTCTGCCTTCGCAGGTTCGAATCCTGCTCCTCCCACCTTGACGGTGTAGCTTAGTGGTTTAAAGCGCCTGCCTGTCACGCAGGAGATCGGGGGTTCAAATCCCCTCATCGTCGTTGGAGTTTATCTCCAAAATATGGTCTCATCGTCTAGTGGTTAGGACATCACTCTTTCACAGTGAAGACACGGGTTCAAGTCCCGTTGAGACTATTGGGTTGCTGCCCGATATGAGAAACACTCCTGTATTTCTAGGATACGGTAGGGTGAAAACTCGGAATTACCGCTGCCACTTCTCTTGTGGACGGAAATTGGGGAAAGGAAAGGGGAAGAGACAGCAACCCATATTGGAAACATAGCTTAGTTGGTAAAGCATTCGACTGATAATCGAAAGAGCACTGGTTCGAGTCCAGTTGTTTCCATTGTTGCCTTGAAGCAACCTAAAATAACTTTAGGATAATTCAAGGTAACATTAGGGAAGTGTGGCAGAGAGGATTATCGCAGAATCCTGCTAAGATTCCGTGTCAAGTAATTGGCACCGTTGGTTCGAATCCAACCACTTCCGCCTTGGAGAATAGCACCGATGGTCGGTAAATCGTCTTGAAAACGATGCCAGGGATAAAACTCTGATAGTTCAATTCTATTATTCTCCGTTTTAGTCACATAAGATACTAATTTAATATTTTATTCTTTTTTTAGTATAGTAGTGTTACAAAATGCTGACAATTTATTGACTCTATAAGATTCGTGATTAGTATATAGTAGTAATACGAATCAAAAAAATGGATCAGCACACCTATGATAATTGGGTGAAGATCAAGGCAACTTTTGAATCCTCTGGTAATACTGATAATATGTTCTATAAAAGAGCAGTTGAAATAGTTAAAACCAGAAGAGATCCACTTGCTAAATTTCTTGGAGATGAGAAATGATGGAACCTGGTGACGAATTCATAAGTCGTTCTGAGGTGCAAGAGATGATCGACGCTGCAATACGTAGACACAATCGTAATGCTTCAATTATTTCTATGTGTGTTGGTTGGGTTGTTCTTGCACTTTTTGCTGAGGGACTTTTAAGACTTGTTGGCGTTATTCCACCTATGTTCACATGGTTAGACATTACCCTGAAATAATTGGTATAGTGTTACTGTTAGTATTTGCTGCTACGATGTTCTATCAAGGAACGTGTATTATCAGAGGGCAGCGTGGTTATTCTCTTCGTGATTATCTTAAACAAGATAGTGAGAACATGCGTAAAAGAATAGAAGAACTCCTAAAAGACAAATGACATATTACAACTTTATAACATATGAAGTTTTATTACTGATTATGTCCCTTGCAGTTATAAATCACTTTAAGGCAAAAAAATTTAATCTTGTTTTAAGTATTTCTTCTACAGTATTAACTATCTTTTTATGTACTATTGCTTTTTGGTGGATGGTAGATACTGTAGTTTATTTGAAATGGGAAGTATTAAAATCTCCTTTACTTCAAGCAAAATCTTCAGTAACAGAGTTACCAATTACTTAAATGATTTCTATAACGGAAGAGGATATTAAAGAACTGCAACAAAGAATTTTGCAGCAAAAAATGGATGAACTTTTTGAAGAACCATCTACATACGAAGACGATGATTACGACGACAGATTGGTTAATTCTGATTGAATTTATTTCACATATACTTTACTTATTTGTTGCATTTATGTGTGGACTAATTATTGGATATATTGTTGGAATAAGAAGCGGAGGAGAGTAAAATGTTTCATATAGTTGAAACGCTAGCAGCAAGTCAATTTTTTCTTTTCCTCTGTGGAATGGGATTGACAGTCGTTCCATTTGCTGGTATTATGTTTATACATAATAAGAAATAAATTTATTGCCTCTGTAGCATAACGGTTACTGCATCCGCCTTGTAAGCGGAAGATTCTCGGTTCAATTCCGAGCGGGGGCTTGACAATTAAATCTAAAAGGTTTATAATTGTCTTATAAGCGGAGTTAGTTCAGTGGTAGAACGCTATCCTTCCAAGTTAGATGTCGTCGGTTCGAATCCGATACTCCGCTCTGAACCTTTTGGTTCTTTAAACACACAAACACACTGATAACTATGACTAAAACTCCTTATGAACTTCGGTTTGAAATCTTCAAGCAAGCATATAATATGCTAAGTGACCAATTCAATATTGAAATGGATACTGCTAGAGTTTGGAATGAATGCTCTACGAATACCGTGAAAATGGATTACCCAGAGTTCCCAACTCTACAAGATGTTCTTAAGCAAGCAGAAACTATTAATGATTTTGTGAGTTCTAAGTAATACAACATTCCACAATAGCTCAGCGGTAGAGTCGCGGTCTGTTAAACCGTTTGTCCCTGGTTCGAATCCAGGTTGTGGAGTTGATAGGGTTGGAAATGTCCGATTCTATCATATCCTCACTGCCCTCTAATGCAGTGAAAGTTGCGGAAAGTGTCTTCCGCTGGTGATGGGCACTCATCACTGTTCTGTAGGTGCCAAAACCGCTCCTCATCCCTAGTATTCTGTGGGTGAGTGAATGTAAAGAGTGGAGACATAGGTAAAGTCTTCAACACCTACCACAACCTCTGGTAGTCTATTGGTAAGGACAGGCAGACAATGCACTTGGAAACTAGGTTCGATTCCTAGACAGAGGACGCGGGGAATTAGCTCAGTCTGGTAGAGCGCCTGCTTTTAGAGTTAGTCCAATGTATAAATAATACAGAGGTCTAACATTACGATTATGGCAATCGCAACTTGTAAAGGATGCTCGCAAGAGTTTTCTTATCGCCCATCACAAAAGAATGGTATTTATTGCACAAATAAGTGCCAGATGAAACATCAACAAAAGATGTATGTTGATGGTTGGTTGCGAGGTGAAAATAGTGGAGGGAATGGTTTCCAACTATCTCGCCACATTCGCCATTATCTGATAGAATCATCAGATAATAAATGCTCTCAATGTGGTTGGAATCAAACAAATCCTCATACAGGAAATGTGCCACTCCAAATAGACCACATTGATGGCGATCCCCATAATCACGCTGTCAATAACTTACGAGTCCTATGTCCTAACTGCCATTCTTTAACTTCCACTTATGGATGTCACGGTAAAGGTAGAAAGGGTAGAAGAGCACTCCTAATGTCATCGGGGGATTAGTTTAGTGGTAAAACGGATGCTTTGCAAGCATCAGTCACCAGTTCGACTCTGGTATTCTCCATATACAGCAAGCAGGGTGTCAGGAGTTCGAGTCTCCTATTCTCCATTTAATCCAATTTTTAAACTGTCCATCACTCTTTCCGATATGTAAAAAGAGTGCTATAATTAAGGGACAGTTGACAATTCTATGTTCGATAGTATCTTCTCCGATAATGAGTTAATTGATTACATTAACGGAAATCTAAGTGATCCTTGGGTCGGAACACCATTTGAAGGTTATGTGTTTTTAAGTCCTAAACAAAAAGGAGAATTTGGCGAAAAATTTATATCAAAATATTTCACTATTATCAAAAATTCAAAAGTTCAGAAACCTCTTAATGCTGGACACGATAGGATTGTTGATGACAAAAAAATTGAATTTAAATTTTCTCTTGCGACTAGAGATAAGAAAAATGGCGTAAAGAAAGACCAATTTATCATAAATCACATATCAAGAGATAAGGATTGGGAACGTTTAGTATTCTTTGGAATAAATTTTGACGAAAATGATGCAAGAATGATATGGTTTACTAAAGATGACTTTCTGAACTATCTTGATTCTGGTGATTGTCTCTTCAATCATCAACAAGGCGGAAAATCAATTGAAAATGATGATTATATCTGTACTAAAGTTGATAAACTTTTAAAACTTTCTTTTATTAAAACAATAGATCAATGGTAAATCTTTATCTTGGAAACTGCTTGGATGTTCTTGATGAAATTGAAGATAATTCCGTAGATATGGTCTTATGTGACTTACCATATGGAACGACTGCTTGTACTTGGGATTCTATAATTCCTCTAGAACTTCTTTGGGAACAATATAATCGGGTTTGCAAAGAGAGCGCCGCTATGGTATTCACTGCAGCACAACCATTTACTACAACCTTAGCGGCATCAAACATCAAAAACTTCAAGTATGAGTGGATCTGGGAGAAACCACAAGGAACTAATCCAATGAATGCTAAAGTTATGCCACTAAAGTCTCACGAGAATATCCTAGTGTTTTATAGAAAGAAACCCACATATAATCCACAAATGTGGTTTTCAACTCCTTATAGTGGGTTCTCTTCAGAAACCAGTAAAATTGGTGAAGTTTACGGTAAAGCAAAGTCAAAACACAGGGATAATCCTGAGGGATCAAGATATCCAAAGACGATACTGAAGTTCAAACAAGAAAAAGGATTACATCCTACACAAAAACCAGTTGAACTAATGCGATATTTGATTAGAACTTATTCAGATAAAAATAATCTTATCTTAGATAATACAATGGGATCGGGAACAACTGGAGTCGCC